GGTGCTATCGCCGGGGTGGCCGCCCTTACTAACAGACTACATACCCGCATCAACACCCTACATGATCACTTTAGAGAGATGGATCGCCGCGTTGATGGCATCGAACTGCGTATAGCAGAGAAATATGTATCTAAAGCAGATCTTGCGGCAATAATCAAGTCAATGGAAGACCACATGGTCCGCATTGAAAGCAAACTAGATCAACTCACCCTTAAATAACAATGATCACTCTTATTCGTCCCATCCTTTTTTCTTTTCTGAAGTCTCGTGCTGTCAAGAAACTTGTGGTCGATTTGCTTGCAGCTCTGGCTAAGCAGACCGATAACAAGCTTGATGACCAGGCTGTAGAAATTGTACGTACTAAACTTCTCTAATGAAGAAAGCAGCAGAATCTAAATTCAATGAGCTGCATAATATCCTGACTGAAGAACTCCTCTCTCGTATTAAATCGGGAGAGGCTACTACACAAGATCTTAAAGCAGCTATTGATTGGCTCAAACAAAACGATATCACTGGCGTTGCAGTTGAAGGTAACCCTCTCAGCAAGCTTGCCAACATTATCCCTGAAGTAGACCCTGAACTCGTTCAGCAGAGGCTATATGGCAAAAGATAGACTTCCGTATAACGAACTAGGTAGAACAGCCAAGTTCTACAGGGACAAACCTGACGCTGATGAAAAGCACAAGAAGACGTCAATTAAGGCGGCAAAGAAGCCTGCTCGAAAACGTAAGAACGCTGAAACCAGAAAGTACCGTCGTGATAACGGACTAGAAGGTGATGGCGGTCGCACTGAAGTGCATCATGGTCGTAATGGCCTGATGACTATTTCTCGACAGAAAAACGCCTCTATCAAATGACGCCATTCCCTACTCCTGACCATTACTTATACAACCTAATAGCCATGACGTCCTCTGAAGCCAAGCGCCTTTGGAGGCGCAGTATCAAAGAGCATTTTGACTGTACATGTGTCTATTGCGGAGGAACCTATGACATTAATGAACTTACTCTTGACCATGTTCACCCTAAGTATCATGGTGGAAAAGACGAGACACACAACCTCGTGTGTTCCTGTCCTAGCTGTAATCAGGAAAAGGGATCATCCCATTGGCGAGAATTTATAACTCGCTTCAACAATCCACTGAGAGAACAAATTATCTTTAACTATACAAATGGCTAAAAACCCTGATCTCTATAAAAAACGCTATAAGTCTCTGAAAGAACACCGTGCTGCAGTCGCTGCACGTAAAGCACTTCAAGGTGGTAAGAACAAAGGTCCAGTAGCTAATGCTGATGCTTATGGCGAGACTCTCAAAAAGCCAAAGGCTAAGACCAAGCCTATCCCCAAGCCAGCTTCCAAACCTGTTACAAATCCAACCAGTACTACTACCAGTAAACCCTCTAAACCCTCAGCCCAAGCCAACACTGGAACTGGACGTGACGGAAAGTTTGGTACGGGAACTTATGGCGCGGGTCGGAAGCCCGATGCAAAGAAAAGCACTAAACATGCTGGTGGTAAAAGAGCACAAGTAAACCGCAAACCTAAAAAGGATTTAGCTGCTGGTGCGCGGGAAGTGTCAGCACGAGCACGCAAGATGAACCCGACTCCTTCTTCACTGCCAATGTCTCCTGCTAAAAATCCCAAGAAAGGTCATCGCTACAAAAAACCTTATGGCCCCATCATGATTTTTAACGGGACTAAATACGTACCGCAATAACTCACCTGTCCACTAACGAATAATTACACCGCCCCCGCAAGGGGGCTTTTTTTATGGGATTGTCATCCGCACTTTTAAAACTTTTAAAAAACGGAACTAAAAACGGAACTAAAAACGGTGCTAGAAACGGTGCTGCAAAAGCTGCATCAAGAGAGTTAGCAGGTCCTCTACTTCCTAAGTCCGGTAACTTTTATCCTAAACCTGCAAAGATTGGTCAGTTTGTTGAGGGCAAGGCTACTAACCGTAAGGTCTTAGATCCTGTACAACACGAAGCCAACGCTGTTAAATACATCAACACCAAAGGTAAGCGTGACGCTGGTGACGTTAATTTCATGGACGATAAAGGTAGAACCTTTTACATGAATAAGTCTGGTGACGACCTGCAATATAGCAACCTAAACGTCAAGAAAAAGAACAACACTAAACTGTCTGGTCGGCGTGCTGCAGATGCATACGATCAAACCTTAGAACCTGATGCTGACTTCTACAAAGATGCTCCTTCTAAGAAAGATGCTCACCACATTGCAGGTCTTGATCAGTGGGGTTGGCTTTATGACGGCTTGAACCGTGGAGACAAAATGGCTCTGACGGCCATGCTTGAAAAAGCAGGTATTCCTATGGGTAATAACCCTTTTAATCGTGCTGACCTGTCCTCTAAGGTACACGGCCAACTGCATAGCTGGATGTCATCTAAAGGTATGAATGGTCGTAAAAAGAATGCACTTGGCAATATGCCACTTGAAGATCGCATGGAGTTTGTACAACAAGTGATTAAAGAATACAGAGAGTCTCTCAAGAAAATGTTTGACCTACAGATGGCAGAGAAACACGGTGAAGTGTGGATCTCTCCTGACCAACTAAACAAGTCTATTCAACGACTTAATCAACCTGAACTTGCTGTCTATGACAGGTCTTGATCTATTACAGGAGGACTTCAAGCTGTTCCTGCAAGCACTGTGGGCTCAGCTTGACCTCCCTTCCCCTACCCGTGCTCAATACGCAATCGCAGATTACCTGCAACACGGACCTAAACGTCTACAAATCCAAGCATTTCGTGGAGTCGGAAAGTCTTGGATTACTGGTGCTTTTGTTCTTTGGACTCTCTTTAATAATCCAGAAAAGAAGATTATGATTATCTCCGCTTCTAAAGAGCGGGCTGACAACATGTCTATCTTCTTGCAGAAGCTAATCATTGAAACTCCTTGGTTGAATCACCTACGTCCTAAGTCAGATGATGCCCGCTGGGCTCGTATATCCTTTGACGTCAACTGTTCACCACACCAAGCACCCTCTGTTAAATCAGTCGGTATTACTGGTCAGCTTACTGGTAGCCGTGCAGACCTGATGATCCTTGACGATATCGAGGTTCCTGGCAACTCAATGACTGAACTTATGAGGGAGAAGTTGCTTCAACTCTGTACAGAAGCTGAATCTATTCTTACTCCTAAAGCTGACTCTAGAATTATGTATCTGGGTACTCCTCAGACTACATTTACTATCTACCGTAAGCTAGCTGAGAGGTCCTACAAGCCCTTTGTTTGGCCTGCTAGGTACCCTAGGAAGGTAAGTCAGTATGAGGGCCTTCTAGCGCCTCAGCTGGTGGCTGATTTAGAAGGTAACACTGATATATGGGACGTAACTGACCCTGATCGCTTTGATAACGATGACCTCCTAGAACGAGAAGCATCGATGGGTCGTAGCAACTTCATGTTGCAGTTCATGTTAGATACGAGCCTTAGTGATGCTGAAAAGTTCCCGCTTAAAATGGCAGATCTGGTGGTTACTTCTGTCAACCCCACTTCTGCTCCTGACAATGTCGTCTGGTGCTCAGACCCCCAAAACATTATTAAAGACTTACCCACAGTCGGTCTCCCAGGAGATTACTTTTATAGTCCAATGCAGCTCACTGGCGAATGGACGCCTTACACCGAGTCAATCTGCTCGATTGATCCGTCGGGTCGAGGAACAGACGAAACAGCCGCAACATACATATCTCAGAAAAACGGCTTCCTCTACGTGCATGAAATGCGTGCGTATCGGGACGGCTACAGTGACCGAACCCTGTTAGATATACTCCGTGGCTGCAAAAAATACAACACAACTAAACTACTTATCGAAACAAACTTCGGTGACGGCATCGTAGCTGAACTGTTTAAAAAACACCTTCAGCAGACCAAACAATCAATTGATATTGAAGAGGTACGAGCTAATGTCAGAAAAGAAGACCGGATTATCGACGCTCTTGAGCCTGTCCTTAACCAGCATCGTCTTGTTGTTGATCGTGGTGTTATCGACTGGGATTTTAAGTCCAATCCAGACTCTGCTCCAGAAGAACGACTCCTCTATATGCTCTTCTATCAGATGAGTCGTATGTGTAGAGAGAAAGGTGCTGTCAAACATGACGACAGATTGGACTCTCTTGCACAAGGCGTTAAGTACTTCACAGACGCCATGGCTATATCAGCTCAAGAAGCCATGAACTCACGTAAGCGTGATGACTGGAATGACATGATGGCAGCTTGGTTCGACGATCCTGAAGCAGCAGCCTCTCATATGGTGTTTGCTATGGACTTAGACCAAAGACAAAGAGCTAGAATGTTAGCTGGTAAAAAGTCAGTTCCCACCTGGGTTTAGGACCGATGTGGGACGTATACAGGGAGAGGGAAGGGTGGACCCGACCCCTGTAGGAAGGAAGACAGTCATTAACATGACTCCTTCCTTCTTTACTAATAACCTCGTGAATGGTTATTCCGTAAGAACTGCTAAACACCCAGACTTCGTCAATGACACAAAATTACTAACTACTATTGATTTTGTAGAACGATGAATGTTATTACTTATCAATTCTATGATTACTGACCACCAAGTAACTCTTATACATTCAACAGACAATGGTGATGACTTAGTAGCCTATATGGCTAGAGTCTCTAATCCTAATAATCAAAACAATACTATTACAGCTCCTAAGCTAATTAATTACCTCATTAAACATAAGCATTGGTCTCCTTTTGAGATGGTGTCTATGTGTGTAGAGATTGAGACTACCAGAAGTGTAGCTGCTCAAATCCTTAGACATAGATCATTCTCATTCCAAGAGTTCTCTCAACGTTATGCTGAGGTAACTGATATACCTACTGTTCCTGATCTTCGTAGACAAGATACAAAGAATAGACAAAACAGTATTGATGACCTGAATGCTTACGATGTACAGCAGTTTCAGATGCAGATTCAGCAGCATCATGATACGTCTATGTGGCTGTATAAACAGATGTTGGCAGCAGGTGTAGCTAAAGAATGTGCTAGAGATGTTTTACCGTTGTCTTCAAAGACGAAGTTATACATGCATGGTAATCTTAGGTCTTGGTTGACTTACTGTGATCTAAGAACGGCTAATGGTACTCAGTTAGAGCATCAGACTATCGCTGAACAGTGTAAAGAGCTGATTTCTCTGCAGTTTCCTAAGTGCTATGCAGCCATGTGGGTGTCTCCTTAGATTTTGACAGAAATTTCTCTGACCTATGTATACGTAGGGGCAGTCGCTTTCCCCCCGGGTGGGGGTGCCCGTGTAGCCCTTTCAGGGCTCGCTAGATATGCAATCTAGGCGCTATGACTGGGGTTCTAGGGTACTACACGCATGTGTTACGGTGTTGTGTACCACAAACCCATCAGATTCTGTGACCATCTGTCCGCCGATCAATAAGATTTGCTGATAACCATTGGTATGACTGGGATCTGATGACCTGATGTGACAGTTTGTTCGACTGTCCACCATGATCAACCCGATTCGAGCTGCTACCTTCAGACCTCTCCTACTCTTTTAACGTTAGAGTTATCGATCTCTCCTGATAAGGTGAGAGAGATCTCTAACTTAACTAAGAGTTGAGAGACAACCAACAACTGAATACAGCGAGTCACCGATTGAGCACTGTGCCAACTGACGAACTGACACACACTCTCCACCATTCGATCCACTAGCGTATA